CGCCAATTACGGCTAATATCCATGACCACCACATATTATATCCTTATCGTTAGATATCTATTATATCATTAAATGTGTCAACGTAGTTGACTGGGATCTCTCTACCGTCGCCGATTTCACTAATTGGGATCCGATTTTCATGATATTGCATATGAAAGTCATATAGTTGATGTGTAACTGCGCCAAAACATATGGGGCAATGTGTAATCCATTGAGACTTATCTTCCCAATGTTTTCCCATCTAGTTTTTATCTATTCCTATACCCCTGTGAAGGGCCCATTCTCCAAAAATGAGGAGATATGTATTTACAGCTGGAGTCTTTTGTTGTAGGATTTGTAAAATGAAGAAATTGCTTTTCCATAGATTTAAATAAAATTATACTTCCAGCCTCTGGCTTTAATGTTATTCCTATTTTTGGAAACACTATCTCTCCACCAGTGTAGCTACTGTTGTAGTATATTACAAAAGAATGTTCTAGATCATCGTATGTACAATCAATGTGTGGTCCTCTTGCTTCGCCTGGAAGGTACTTTCCTATAACAAATTCGTAATTTGTGTTTCTTTCGTTAGATGGATCGATTCCCATTTGTTCTATGTATATACTAGAGCATTCATCTAATGCATCTGATATAGATTTCGTTAAATATTCTACTTCGCCACCTTCTTTTAATGCAACATCACCACACAAACTTCTGCCGTATCCGTATGGCTCCATGTAGCTTTTAGCCTGTTCCTCGGATGTTGGTTTTTTATTGCTCCATTCATCCCAAGGAGTCATAGACTCACCTTCATATTTTTCAACAATATCAATTATTCTTTTTGGATCCTTAATTACCCCTTTAAAGTAAAAAAGGCCTGGGTGAAGTATCTCATAGTTCATGTATATATTTTACCACTTTTTATTCATAATCATCTTCTAACAACAAAGCTGCGTTCATCCATATTTCCCCCGCTGGATTGATTGAGTATGTCATGTACATGTGGTTCTCGCACATCAGGCACTCAGGCATAGTTTTAAGATTTAGGGTCGTTACATGAATTTCTTCACCACACTTACACTTCCAACCATACTGATATGTCATTGATTGCCAATGTTTGGCCAAAGGGCTATCGTGCCAACTCATTATGACTTTACATTTCTCCAGAAATGAGGAATGAATACTTTTCTTCCGCTTATTAATTGATTAGATCCATGAGAATATGGAAGTTTAGCTGGGAACAGGGCTATACTGCCTGCTTCAGGTTTAATTGTGACGTCTAGGTCTTTAAAGTACAATTCACCACCCTCATAATCATCATTGATGTAGACCACAAATGAATACTCAAGTAAATTTTGATTTTCATTCCAGTCCGCATGTTGACCCATTACTTCATTTTCTTTGTATTTGTTTAGTACACATTCAGTACCTAAATCAATTGGTATATCTATATTATATTCTTTAGCGTATTGCTCAGCACAACTTATCATAGCATCTATTACTTGCTTAACTAGAGCCGCCGATTCCTTATTGCTTTCAGAGTCTTTTAATAGCAAATGTTTCCTATCTCCATATACATATGGGCGTGTACCATCGTTGGGATTAGATTGCCAAGGAATCCATGCACTTATAAACTCATCTTCTATTAATTCTACTTTATCTAACCATTCTTTAGGATTAGGCAAAGCATTTCTAAAAAAAGCTATCTTATCATAAACTATATCCATTTATTCTCCTATCAAGCTTCAGGTGAAGGAATCGGACCTTCATTATCGATTTCGGAAATCGCTCTACGACCATTATAGGAACCTGAATTGTCCTTGGGGACAATTCGCTTAATTTCAAGATAACAAACTGGGCACTCTCCGATATGCAACCAATTACCTGAATCTAAGACAACCATCTCGGTTAACCTTCCTTTTACGCTTTCATTACAATGAACACAAAAGGCACTCAACTCTATTTTCATTACATGGGTCCGCTAAAATCTTTTCCGTCCCATTCATATCTTTCCCCACAATCACATTCCCAAATTGATCCTGAATGCCTTTTTTGAAGGTGTGTTCCAGACATTGTATGAGCGTTTATGGCCCATGGCAGGTCACACTTGTGTGCTGCTTCACCAACTATTTTAATCCATTTTGACATCTTGTTCGGCCTCTTTTAACCATTGATCTTCCCATAATCCAATGAGAGATTTATTGCCAATATCATCAAAGTAATAACGCTTGGCGTTACTATTGTATGTCCAACCATACCACATATCGCCTTCCAACCAGCTGCATGAAGCTATATCTGTTAAGTCTGAATTAGTAAATACATCAGACAAATGATCATACATATGTACTTCTTCAAAGATAGCTTCTCTTAAAGATGTAAATCTAAATATACGGTTAACTAACCAATCAATCATTATTCTCTGGATCCTTTTCCCATGTAAGCTTTCCATCTTTATATACTGGCCAATATCCTAATGAACGCCAGTCCATTTTCATAATCTTTGGCTCTTTCATATATTCAGTATACTAAATACAAGTGTATACGTCAATAGTTCAGCAGGTACCTGGTTCGCTATACATTGATAGCTCTTCGCTATCAAAAATTGCTCCGTACCATGTGTGTCTATCTTTCCCATCTACGAATGCAACTTTATGCTCAAACTCCCCCGAAACAGGTATGGAAACAAACCTACCTGGCTTAGGGCTAATCTTATAGTCTTTGTGTCTAAATTCTAATTCTCCACCTTCAAAATCATCATTTAAATAACAGCTAAATGATCTAAGAATTGTATCGTTAAATCCAGGGACTCTTTCATAATGCCAGTCAAAAGCAAAGTCAATTTCTTTATCAATATATTTTTCTTGATACTTTGGAATCAATAATGATTTTGCTTGCTGCTGTGTCATTCCCTTGAATGTTTGTAACGTTGCAGACTGTGGGTAATGACCAAATGGCAAAACCTCTCTTATTCTATCAAATATTGGATAGAACCATTCAGGTATTTTGTCTTGTGGCCCTGGTATGGTTGTTACATTTTTTTCATCATCAAGCATTACTTCGGCGCCAATAAATTTATTTAAAACATTTTTATATGGAGACCTCATGGTAACGTACCATTCGTTTTTATCATACATGTATGGCTTAAAAAGATCAATCTCTTCTTCTGTTAGGAAGTTGTCTATGTACCACAGATCTCCCTCAACAATAGTCTTTTCTAATTTCATATTACAATTGTACCATTAATTTTGTTCATAAAAAGACACCCCGTAATAGGTTAATCTATCATTACCTTGATGACTATTAACTGAGTGTGTGTAATCCTCGCCTGCGGGAACAAACACGAACATGTTTGCCTCTGGCTTTACAAGAATATCATTGTTTTTAAAGACAAGCTCTCCTCCTTCAAAATCGTCATTCAAATAAAGCACAAAGCTTCCAGCGACAAGATGATTGTTTTTATTTTCATAGTGCCAAAATAAAGCTGTTTTTTCTTCAACTGGCATTTCTGTCATTTTTTGTAAAACATATGCGTTCTTATATTTAATCATATCTGTATTCATTAGAGACTCTATCTTATTAAATATTCCACCATCTTTATAGAAAATAATTTTATTAGTTCCTTCTATAAACTTATTCCATACATTCTGCATTGGGTTTTTATCTCCGCCCCTTATCTCCCAACCAGATGGATCATGCGATTCTTCTAATAGTATTGAAAGTTCTTCATAAGATAAAAAATTTCTAACAACATAAACATTTTCATCAAGATACTCTTTCATCTTATTGCTCAAACAATCTGTCACAAACTTTACATGCATTATATGATTTACCAGTAAATGGGCATGAACCAGCAGTTATTATCTTATGTCCAAACAACTTACACCTTATTGACTTTATCATCTTTCCCCCATTAGTTATACCCAAGCTCTGCTGCCTTTGTATTAATTTTTGCTAAAACTTTATCTGAATCAAATCCAGCAAACTCATATTCTTTTTCAGTAGTAGACCAAAATATTATTGCATATCTATCTCCATCAATAACTTTTTTTCCTCCATGCCATAAGTCTGATGGGAATATAGAAAGATCTCCTGCTGACGGTTTGAATGTTATTCCGCCCATGCTATCATCGTATAAAGGAAAATCAGAAAATGGCACGAAGTCTTTTAAAAAAGAAGCTTCTCCACCAACATAGTTATCATTTAAATATAAAACTGCACTGTAAGATAGGGTAGAGAAATCATTATGTACATCCTGGTGAATCCTTAGCTGGATGTCTTTAGATAGTTTGGTTATTGAAACTCCGTAGAAATAGTGGTCTTTCCCGTCATCCATATGTTCTTTTTGAATTTCCATAAACTTATTTGAGCATCTAGTAATTATATCTTCTAAATCTTTAAACATAGATGGTGGCTTTTCGTCTGGGAATATCGCTCTAACAGCTAGACCCTTGTCGAAAGCAATGCCAACCCTATGTCTAAATTTTTTTTGATCATGACAATTATCGTCTATCCACTTGATTAGAAAATCAATGTCTTGTTTTTCTATAAAGTTATTAAATAGCTTTAATGACGGCATTAGAGTATGCATTTTTTTGGATTCTTTGTTGCCCATATGGGTAGTGCCATTCTAACACCAGATACAATATTTGTTATCTCATGCATGTACTCTGAATCAAATATAACCAGGCTTAGTCTTTTTGGCTTATAAGTTAAGCTATGGTCTAAAAACTTTAGGTAACCGCCATCATAATCATCGTTTAAATATATTACACCACTTCTAAAAAGGTGCTCGGCGCCCTCATGATTGTCGTTATGAAATGGCAGCTTTGTATTTTTTTCAAACCTTGTCATCCAAAACGCAGTTAGGTATAATTCAAAATCATCTTTAAAAAAATCATAGCATTCATTTAAAAATTTATCGCTATATTTTTTAATAAGATCACTCATTTCTTCATGATCTGATAAAGCAAACTCTTCTGGGACATTGGATTGATACCTGAGATTACCTGCAGCTAAAGCCTTTTTACCTATTGTAAATTTATAATTATTTAAATGGTTGTTGTTTATATAATCAATGAATGATTGTGCGTCCTCTTCTGATATAAAGTTTTCTATTACTTTAATCTTAGATTCAGGTAACAAGGAGTCGTATGTTCTAAATTCTGATTCTGGCATTATGTCTATAAGCAAATGTATTCTGTCTTCATCGCTATCATTATCTACCGAGTGTGGCTTTCTATTGTTTATCTCCCAACACTCCCCAGCCTTCATGTTAATCTTTTCACCATTTACAGTGTAATAAACCTTATCATTAGTTATTATTGGTATATGAAATCTTCTTACTGTATTAAGATAATCTCCAGAGTCAGTATGCTCTGTTACATTTTTATTAGCTTCAAGTTTAATTAGCAGTACCCTAGCAGCTTTACCACAAATTCTTTCTTGTAATTCTTTTATAATTGGCATTACTAATTCATATATTTCTGGATCTTTCAGTGTGGGTAAAAACTTTTCACCATTTTGCCAAAACAAATGATGGTCTTGAACAATGTATGTATTTGTATAAAGATGAGGATTTCTTCTTTCTGGGTACTGCATATTTTGCCTCGACTGGTCTAGTAGCCACTCCTCTTTTAATGCGACACACTTTTCTTTTATTAATTCTATATTAAACTCTTTAAAGTATATAAAATTATAATCTTTATCTGCTTTATTTATCATTGCTCAGTTATCCCCTAACAACTCTTTGCCACTAACATAAGAATATATTGCATAATCAATGTAATTATTCTTTACAATCAACTCTTTTTCATCTGTTGTGAGCATATCTATCAAATCTTTAGTTGTATATACAACTCCCTTGTATTCTGTTGAGGAGGTATTTACCTTATTTAATAGGTTATAATCTATCTCTATATTATAATTCTCAATAAACCATCTATTTACTTTATCCATAAATAGGTCCAAACGTTCAGCAGTATTTACAATATTAAATGATTTGACATTACTCATTGCTAAATCTAAAGAAGTTTTATCATTCCCTACAAACCAAGTAAATGCTTTACCCTCATGAAAACCAATCTCTTTCATTAAGTCATCCCCATAATTTTCATAAAATCCTTTTAAGCTAAAAGACTTTTCATTTGCAGGGTTGCATATAAATCTTGCTTGATAGTTATTATGAAGTGCATAATTGGGATCATTAAATAAATAATATTTAAGTTTATCTAAATAAGTATAAATGGCATCGTATTCTGGTCTGCCTACCATTTGATATTGATAAATAAAATTAAAGTAGCTAACCCTTGCATCTATTGGATTTCTTAGCAGGCATGCTACATCCATTGATGGATTTTTTTCGATAGGATAAGTACCAAAATGACCAGAAACATACGCTTTGTCAAAAACATTAAATTCATTTGGGTAGTGTGTGCTTATGTATATCTTTAAATCTGTATCAGATAAAGAATCACGCACACATTTTCCTACAAATTTGCCTGCAGTTTTTGGTATATGCAAAAAATAAAGCTGCTTCAAGGTAAACCCTATCAGCTATTTTTTATAGTTGTATTGTAATAATCTGGGGTTGGGTTTAAGAACCAATTATTTAAATCATCATATGACATAGTTCTTACCTCTTCGGCAATCTCGGCTGTACCGTCTGATGAGTTTAGATTGAGTGTTACTTCGTATGTACTATCTTCATTAAGTTTATACGAAACTCTTCCTATTTCTATTGTAAAGGCGTGATCATATGCTACACCTTCTGAGTCAATTCCTGTTGAGCCTGCTTTTGTAATCATACTTCTTCCTCCTGTGATATTATCATGTCATTTACCACGCCCTCTGGGACACGGCCTTCTTTCACTGCGTTCTCTTGATTTCTACGTGCATTTGATTTCATGTCTCCGACAGTCAAACTTTCTTTAAATCCTTCTGGTAACTTAGAGTCGTCATCTAGTCCAACATAAGGATCTTCTAGCAATGGGTGAGCTTCTCCAAGCGTCCACTGTCTTTTTAGCTGGAACTGGTGAATTCTTTCTTTAAGAATCATGCGCTCCATTTCTTGTAATTCTGCTTCTGAATACCATGCGTCTGCATAGTCCCAGAAAATAACAACAGTATATCTTGTTCCGCCAGTTATTTCTGTAACGCTATGGATGTTTTCTGGTCCGCCTGGGAATGAAACAAATGAGCCAGCATCTGGCACTACATCTAGTCCATAATCTCTAAACTTTAAAACTCCGCCGCTGTAATCTGGTTGAGAGTTTAGATAGATTCCAGCATACTGCTTGTTGTCACTCCAACCCATATCATTTCCATCTAGGTCTGAGCTGTCTGAGTGATCATTTGCATAAGCACCAAGTTCCCACTTCTGTGCATGCATACTATTAATTTTCATTGGTCTTCCTGCGGCATCTGAAACGTACTGAATCATTCTTTCACGAAGTTTAGCCATGTACTCTTCTGTTATTGATGTGCCGTGCTCTTTGTCAAAAGGAGAAACAACATGCATCCCGTAAGATCCATAAAAACAAATATATCTCCACTCTTCAGAATTAGCATTAAAGAACTTAATTAGCTCTTCACACTCTTCCTTAGATATAAAGTTATCGTATTGCCAAATGCCAGTTCCTCCTCCTCCGAGAAGCTTTCCTCCGAGCTGACTGACTATCTGTGTTTCTGACATGATGTCTCCCTTTTCAATATGTATTTACCCAATTATACCATTTCTTGGTTAAGCGGATAGTATTTTTGACAAAGCGTTAATTGTTGCTGCGATTCTGCCAATGTCACGCAGCTGCTCGGTTGAATAGCCTTCTTGCTTTAGTGTTTCATAATGCGCTTTTACACAAAAATGACATTTCCCAATAATAGAAGAAGCCAGGCTATATGCTTCAAATTTTGCCTTTGTGGTACCACCATGTGAAGCAATTGAGTTCATTCTAAGTTGAGCTGGCAGGCCAGATAAATTTGGATCATCCGCCATCTCAATATATGGATACCAGACATTATTTTGTGCCATTATAGCACCAGCAGTAAGAGCTGCATTTCTTTCAACATCATCACTTGCGCTTGCTGTAATAAAAGCAAGAAGCTTTCCGTTACCTGTTGCAAATGCTGCGGCAATTGATAGATACATTGCATGCTCTGAATCAATAGTAGATCTATTGATTACTGCATCAAGGTTTAGCTTGATGTCTTTAGCATATTCTGGAAGAGAATCCTTAAGCTGGTCTACCCAAGTCATTATAGAGTTTCTCCACCAATTGTTCTATTGCATGCACATAGCTCTCCTGTTTGAAGTGCATCTAGAATACGTAATGTTTCTTCTGGGTTTCTGCCGACGTCAAGGTTATTTACAGTTACATGCTGGATGATGTTTTCTGGATCTACAATAAATGTAGCACGTAGTGCAACTCCTTGTGGTGTTAAAATACCAAGTTGTTCTGCTAGGCCAGCAGTTGATTCTTCTGTCTCATCATTCCATTGCCATCCACGTATTTGATCTGCAAAAGACCAGGAATTAGTCTTAGCTAGGTCTTCATGTGCATTCCTCCAAGCAATTTTGCAAAATTCATTATCTGTAGACCCAGTCATAAGAACTGCATCCCTGTCATGAAAGTCTTTTGATAGCTTGTCGTATGCAACAATTTCTGTTGGGCAAACAAACGTAAAGTCTTTAGGGTAAAAAACAATTACTTTCCATTTTCCAGGAAATGATTTTTCTGTTAAGGTTTCAAATGCATCTTCTGCATAATCAAGTCTTGCTGGCTTAACACCAACAACTGAAAATTGATTGAGTTTATCTCCGATTGTTTTCATAATATTCTTTCTTGTATTTCAAACATACACCATGTATATTATATATTATACAGTAACTATTAAGCCTGGTCAATAGATACTTTTGATTTTATTTTAATCCATTGACCTATTTTTCCCCTTTTAACTTTTTCTATTAATATTGGGGCAAAGCTTTCATTTTTAATTTCTGAGCCTACATACTCTTCGCCCGTTTCTAGGTCTATAACCTTATATTTACCTGGGGCTTTAGTGTGTATAATTAGATCAACCGCCTCATCTAATTCAGAGACGGTTGATCCATTTAGTAATTTTCTAATTTTTATAATCCAAGTCTTCAATAAAATCTACTGCGTCATCTATTGTGCGCTCATGTTCTTTATAACAGCTACCGCACTTGATGCACATCGGCTAGATCTTCTTTCTACCAGTTTTCTTAGGTGGCTTAGGTATCAGGCTTGTTTCTCTTCTAATACCATGTTTATTTGTATCCACTTTCATGCCTTGTCTTGGTTGTTTTTTAGTTGCTTCTCTACTTGTAACAGCTCCTGCTGGTGCGCCGCCAGTTGGTGGCGGAGACATTCCAGTGCCGTCTTCTTTTTTAAAACTATTTGACATTAGTCTGGGTCTACCATTCCTTCTGCCATCTCATGGATTGATGATTCTTCCATCTCAACTGACATCATACCTGCTGCTGAACCTACTGCATCAGTACCGCATCCGCATTGAATGCACATTAGCCGTTTCTATTTTCCCATGCCCATGCAGCAAATTCAGGTGTTCCTGG